GCCTTGTTGGTTGAGAACAGTTTCTGTTGTAGTTCCATTTCCTGGAACAATCTGGGGAACAATGCACAGACCGTTATCAAGAGCTGAGAAGTTTTGATTAATAGTCTCGAGAGAATCTCCTACGCAAGTATTTGGAGAAATGAATTGTGTGAAATTACAGTTTAACATATATTGAAATTATGCTTCCTCTTCTGCTTCAAATTGTTCGCGTGGAGAATAATCAATAGAAGCTCCAATAACAAAAGCTCTTTGAGCAAATGTGTTTGCTGCTGTTATTGGTCTTCTAATCGTAAAGCGACACAAATCTCCTTTTTGCAAACCGTCAAATACTTGCATTGGCTCAAAACGCGTGGCATTAACTGAAAGCTCTCCTTCAGGTGCAGCAGTAAGTGTTATTACATTTTCTACACCTACTGATAAATCTCCACCATTTCCAATTAAAGCTCCATTAATCTGCCAAACGACTGCTGAAGGCGGTAATGTCGTTGACTCTGCAAAACCAGGTATTCTACTAACATACCAACGGTTTTTACCAGCCATAGCTGTAAACGAACCGCAAGTAACAACGCCAGAAAGAGAATTAGTTGTTGGGATTCTAATTAAACCTGGATCAGCCCAAGCATAGCCAGCATTAGGTGATGGTTTCCATGTATTTAAATATGAATCGTTTGAAAACCCTTTTGTCATCGCAACAAGATAAGCTCCTTTTTGTGTGTTTACTGTTGTAAACTTACCACCAACATAAATTGGACTGGTTGTTGAGTCATCATGAGCAACAAAAGCGTTGACGGTTTTATTAAAAACAGGATCCCAAGCAGGTTGAAGAAATGGAGTTGAAGGAGTAGAAAGAAGAAATGCCGCAGCTCTAGTTCTAGTTACAGCTGTGGTGGTTGGTGTTTTATATGTTACAAAATCTCCACCAGCATACAACATACTTTGAGCATTTGATGGACCTTTATCAACATACAATTTCCATACAGCCCCGTTGAAGATTGGCTTCCATGTTTCAAGAGCTGTTCCAGGTTCTGGTAAACCTGCAACCGCATCTGTAAGATGTACCGTTGCAAATCTATGAGAATAGTTTTTACCTACTTTAATTTCATGTTTTCCTCCAACGTATAGATACCCATTATGAAAAGCCATTGTATAAATTGGATACTTGCCACCACCCAACGTTACAGTTGCATTGAATCTGTTTGTGAAGTCAGCATCAATTTCTAGAGTTGTCATATTGATTCTCGTTAAGCCTTTCATAGCTATCATAGAACCAGCACCCATTCTCTTACCTTGAGTAAAAGCACCACATACATACAAGAAGTTGCCTGCTGAAAGGCTTGAATAAACTCCGCTGTTAAAATCATAACCGTTTATTTGGTTGTAGTTGCCTTGATTAAAAATTGTAAATCTGTTTCCACCTGCTAATCCAGTACCTTTATTTGTATAAATGCCACCAACAGCCAAGTAGCTAGATGTATTGTTTTTGAATACATTAATAGTATGAACAGCATTGTTGAAACCTGTGTTGTTAATAGAATCTAAAAACGCTCCTCCTGTGGTACCATTCTGGCTTACTGCTGATAGAGTTCCTATTGGTCCAAGTCTTAAGCCTCCGGATGATGTGTTACCACCTCCTTGCCCGTTTACTCCTGTTGTACCAGCAATATCAATCATTCCGTATCTAAAACGCTTTTGAGCTGCAATTCCAAGAGAAGTAAACAAGCCCCCGACGTGTAGGATGTTTCCATCTAAGCAACTTGCATAGATTGCTTTGTTTGGATAAAAATTAGATTTTTGGGTTTTTGGTTTTACATCCAAAGCACTCGTTAAACCATAAACTGTAAAATTGTTGACAACTGATGTTACAGTCCAGTAAAGTGTTAAAACAGGCACTTTTTCACCCATTGAAATCATTTCAAAAGATGCTGTTGGCTCACTGCCTGATGTATTATATGGGAATTGTAAAAAGTATTGAGTTGAACCGTCTTCTAGAGGATATGCAGGAATGTCTACAGTAAAGACACCTCTCATTTGTTCAGCGTTAACATACTGAATAGAGTTATATGCTTCTACTAGAACGTCTCCAAAGCCTATTTCTCCAGGCTCTCCGTCAACTAAAATTCCATCTCCTGCCTCTATTGATTGCACGTAATCTGAAGGAATATCTAGGTTGTCGACTTGATCTTTTAGATCACACAAAACAGTCTCTAGTGAATCAAAGTTGTTGTTAATTTTAGTTAGCGAATCACCAATGCACTCTGAACCTTGAATTGTTTGTATGTTTGTATTACAAGCCATATCCTTTATTTATTTTGTATTTCTAAAACTTCTGCTTCTTGATCAAAAAGCTTTTTAAAGATCTCTTCTCTGGATGCTACCAAAACGTTCATGTTGTTTGTTGTTTTGTTTCCTGGTTGAAGTTGAGCTAACTCTTTCTTGCCTTGTATATCAAGCTTTTTGAGTTGTTCGTCTTTCTTGGCTTTTCTGTCTATAAGATTAGTCTTATTTAATGTTTCTAATGCTTTTGTTGTTGCAGACATTAATTCAGCTAAAGCTGCTACTTCATCTGGGTTTTGACCTTGTACAACATAAGGAGTCATATCCTGCACTGCTGTAACACCTGCCTCAATAAGAGCCTTAGACTTATCGAGTACGTATTGATTTACATCTTCATCTTTTAAGCTTGGGTGAGCTTTGGATAAATTCTTACTTTCTGATGGAAATTCAAAAGATGAAAGACCGTCAAGTAAAGTGTTAAAATTAGATTCGTCCACAATTTATACTTATAGTAGTTGGTTTTTTCTGCTACTTTTGATACATATTATTATATGGAAATTACAATCAATACAATTCACGGGACATTTATCGTTCCTTCAGATAAAGTTGGAAGCCTAGTTGCTTGGTTGCAAGATAACGCAATTAAAGTCGGTTATCAAGCAGTAAAAGAAGCTTCTTCTAGCGGTGGTCCTACTTCTGCTGATCACAATCCCTATGCGGGAATTATTGGAAGACAGTTGATTTCAGAATAAAATATACTACTATTAGTAGTATGAATGAAGTTAACTATACCTTTAATTCCGTTGATCCAGTAGTAGAAGTAAAGTTCGTTAAAACTCATCCAGATGCTAAATTGCCAACAAAGGCATATTCTGATGGAGACAATTGTTTTGATTTGTATTGCTGTGAAGATACAGTTGTTCCAGCAACACGTACTACAGAACCTTTTGGATCATTCAACACCCTTAATCCAGAAGGCTATGCAGTTAAAGTTGGTTCTGCTTTAGTTCCAGTTGGTTTGAAGGTTGCTTACATTTCTCCTGGGTTTGGTTTTGTTGTCAAAGATAAATCAGGTCTTGGATTTAAACATCAGCTCTCTCATTACGGTGGAGAAATTGACAACGGCTATCGAGGAGATATGGGCATTAAGATTGCGAACTACTCAGATACTCCATATACATTTCTCAAAGGAGATAAAGTAGCTCAGATCAAAATTGAAAAGATTTGGAAAGCACAATTGTCTTTTGTTGATGAAATTGTTCCTGTAGAGTGCCCAAGAGGGGAAGGTGGATTTGGTAGCTCTGGTAAAAACTAATGGACTTTAATTCTCTTTGGATAGAAAAGTATCGTCCGAAAACTTTAGAAGACATTGTTCTTTCAAAAGACGATAGACAGTTCTTTGAATCTCTTGATAAGAACAAAGAAATTCCTCATCTACTATTTGCAGGTGTTCAAGGAACCGGAAAGACAAGTCTTGCAAAGATTATCGTAAATGATATTCTTGATTGTCAATACTTGTATATCAATGCATCTGATGAAAATGGTATTGATGCGGTTAGAGGTAAGATTGTTGGATTTGCAAAGACAAAAGCTCTCGATGGAAAGATTAAAGTTGTATTGCTTGATGAAGCTGACAATATTAGCTTGGATGGACAAAAAGCTCTGAGAAATGTTATTGAAGAGTTTGCAATTAATACTCGTTTTATTCTGACTTGTAACTATCTCTTTAAAGTAATTCCGCCAGTACAATCTCGTTGTCAGATTATAAATCTTATACCTCCTGTTGAGGGTGTTGTTCAAAAGATTGCAGAGATTCTTAAAAAAGAAAACATTACAACTCCTCAAGAACAAAAGCCATTGTTGCTTGAGCACGTAAGAAAGAATTTGCCAGACCTTAGACGTATTATTAATGATGCTCAGAAGTTTTCTGTTACAGGAACATTGCAGATTAAAAATGATGTCTCAACGGAGTTTGCTCAAAGTATAGTTGATATGTTAATGTCTAAAAAGAGTTTGGCTGACATTCGCAAATATGTAATTGAAAACGAAAAAGAGTTCTCCAATGATTACAGACAGCTTCAAAAAGAAATATTTGAGGTTATTTTCAGTTCGAGTATAAAAGAAGAGAATAAAACTAATTGCTTGCTAGCAATTTCAAAAGGCCTTGAAATGGATGCCTTTGTTGTTGATAAAGAGATTAACTGCTTTACGACTCTGATTAACCTCTCCCGCAGCATTTTCTAGGAGCTGCTGCGTTGTTGTTTGCTGGAGAAGGATTAGTCATAGAACCAACTCTCATAGCCGGAACTGGAGCAAAGCTTGGGTTCATAGGTCTATGAGGAATATTTGTTTTAGTTTTTTCTGATACAAAGTTAGTTAAACTTCTTGAAGCAACAACGGAGTCTCTACAAACTGGGGTTGTAAAAACAACTTCATCATTCAACATAGCATAACCAACATAACCTCCATCCTGAGGTATAATTTTGAATTGATATTTTGGTATAGTGTTCATAAAATGTCTCCAAAAGAAACTGAGGATTCTTTGAATCTATGTAACTTAATCGCCCAAATGACATTTGTATACCCTCCAGCTTCAAAAATATGATCTACTTTAACTACAAAATACTGACCAAACACTTTGTTGCTGTAGTCGTTGTCTGGTGAACCGTCAGTTCTATCAACACCAATGAACGTACCAGATTCTCTAATTGTTAAACCAAGAACCTTAAAACAAATACAAGCGTTCTGGAAAAGACCTGTGTAAATCAAGTTACCAATACCCTTTTTTTGTCTAACATATTCGTTGTCACCGTGTAATGAAAAAACAGGAAATATGTTTTCCTTCTCTTTTGTTTGATGGATGGTTGGTAAAAACAACTTGTCTGATGAACCTTCTTTGTAAAGTTGATTGATATATGTATTTGCGATAGCTTTACGAGCTGTTGTTACTTCATTTCCTTCAAACTCAATCTTAAACTTTCTTTCATTGATGTTAACAGAGTACACTGGGGTTGTTGTAAACAGTGTGTTGTTAATTTCTGCAGACATATCGACAAAGCTGTAGGCTAAGATTTGTCCATACTTTGCTGTTTTAATGTCAACTGTACTGCTGTTTCCACCAATAGGAGCTTTATATCCATAGATAGCTCCAGCTCCTCCTTCAGTTTGAGGAATGTAATCGGTTTGATCCGTAACAAAGAAATGTTCAACTTGAAGTTCTCCAGGAGAAGTTGAACCACTACCAGCTTTCTCAAAAAGTTGCTTGATAGGAGTTAAACAAATTGGTTCAACATAACCAATATCTTCTGCTTTTTTTGTATGCAATAAACATAAATCATGAGAATCAGAACCATCAAGTGTGTTTTCTGATAAATGATGAGCATACAAGTATTCAAAGTCATCTAATGCTGAGTACTCAGCAGGAGAGGTATAAAAAATTTCAGTTGATCCTGTATCCCAATCTTCATCATCGTATTGTAAAAAATCTATAGTGCCAGTAGAAGAATTAGATATGGCCTCATTTAGTACATCAAGCATTGCTGTACCGGTTTTAAGAACGCCTCCGGTTTGCTTTGTTGCATCAACACTATCATACTTTGGATCAAAAACTGCCTCAGAGCTATTTGTTGTGGAGTATTCAAGGTTGATAGTTTTTAAAAGATGGTATCTAATATCTCTAATGTAAAGCTTCATACATTTCATGTATGTTGAAAGATAACCATTGAGTCCTGGAACGTTGCTTACATCCTCAACATCGTATACTGAAAACACATAGCTTAGTGCCCATTTAGGATCGTCTTCTCCAATTTGTAATGTATTTGTTCCATCTCCACTTGTTGCTTTCGGTACAATCTTTACTCTAAGTAAATCAAAACCGTCTCCTCTAAATTGATAACTTTTGAGAACTTGACCGTTATCTTTTGCTCCTTCAATAGCTGTTTTAGAAGTTTGTCCTGTTTTTTTGAGACTAATATCTGAATCTTCTGGCAGGTACATAAAAAGGATTGAACCGTCAACTACCCAGTCATTTACTGTATCGCTAATGTTTAGATTTAAAACTGCTGCTGGATTGATTGTAAATCTATTATCATCTCCTCCATTCAAAGTACCACTGTTGTCCAAATATAGTTGAACTTTATGAAACAGCTCATTGTACTTCTGCTCAAAAGATTCTGATGAATCGTAGCTAGGTGTTGGTTTTTGACTTGAACTAGTGTCTCCCGTCAAAGAGATTTTTTTATTACTAGTAATATCAATTGTTGGGGCTGACGAATTTGTTGAATTATCAATCGTTGGAGCAGCTGTTCTGTTAAAATCTAAAGCCATATAATTTACTATCTCTTTTTAATTTCAGCTAAAACTTCTCTGACAACTTCTATAACAGGAATATTTAGCTCTTTTCCTGGTTCTGGCAAGATAAGAGGGTTGTCAATATTGTTTGCAAGCAAAATAAGCCACCAAAGGTTAGGGGACTCATAAACTTTATATGAAATAAAAGGCCAAGTGTCTCCGTATGTAATAATATATGAAGTAAACAAAGCCTTTGGTAAATCTTGAGGAAAGATGATTGATTGCAATATATTGTAATAATATAAACCATTCTCTTCCTGATAAACATTAAAGAGGTTTTCAAGATTCTCTGAATTAAGTTTTGGCAATTCTTTAATATCGTTTTGTCTCATATTATTTTAAAACATCCTTTACGGTATTAATCAACGTTTTGCCTGCGTCCACAGCTTTTGTTATAGTTCCAACAACTGATTCGCTTGTTGTACCTGAACCAATAGACGTGCCTCCTGTTACTCTTACACGGTTTCTTGCATCTCCGTTTTGAAGAGCTTGATATTGATTCAAACTTGGCATTAGCATTTCAGTTAGTGTAATAGTCACTTGATAAGCATCAGGAATAATATATTCGCTTGTTCCACCACCATAATTTTCTTTTGTGATGTTGCCAAGATTTTCAATATTGATTTGTGTTACACAGCTTGCAAAACTAAAATACTGACCAGGAACAAACACTCTATAAAAAACTGGTGGTAAGCCTGTAATGAAGTTTCTTTTAGCAAACAAGTTTTGGCTTGCAAAAGTATAATAAAAGTTTCTGTTCTTTGCCCACTCTCCCGCAGTAACCGTGTTATATAATGGAAACGAAACTGTTACAGATCGTTCAGCGTGGTTTGTAAAAATTCTAGGACGATCAACAATACCAACAACTGGATACAAAGCTTTGAGTCCGAGCTCTGCTGCTGCTCCAACTGCTTCGGTTACAGCTGCGGCCCCTTTCAACAAGTCTCCGCCAGGTAGTTTAAGTTTATCGAGCGTACCACCTAATCCAGTCATGCCTCCTTGTATAGCTTCACCAATTCCGTCAACTTGTTGCCATTGAGGGGTTGTTAGTTCGAATTGATTTTTAGAAAAATAAGGTAAAACATAAGAGAAGCCAGTTGGATTGTCTGGAAAAATTTCATCATATACATCTAAGATAGCTCTAACACTACCTGAATCTGCGTTGCCTGTAGCAATATTACCAACAGTTGTTGCTGCATCACCTGCTGCTGTAGTTATTCCTTTAGCATAAAACAAGGCTTGCCTTTTGAGCATAGATTCATTGTATCTATGTTCTGTTAAACGAATGTATGGAATGTCGTCTCTGTCTTTGACATCCGAAAGAGTCCAACGGTAATCTTTTACAACGTTAACTTCTGTAGCTTTAAGCTGATCAAAGTTAACTGGTAAGCTACCACCAGTGTCGGTTGTGTTTGTTGTAAACCCGGCAGATTGTGTCAATCTACCAGTCGTACTATCTGTTGTAGTACCTCCTGTAGATTTTTGTTTATTGTTTGATGGTATTGCTTTACCGCCCATGGCAATTACTTAATTTGTATTACGCGGGATTCAGTCTACTAGCTTCTATAAATCTTCTAAAATCAGTAATTGTTGTATTTCCAACTTTTGCAAACTCCGTTGAACGTCCAACTGCTCCTTGTCTGCCTTTTTCGTTTTGATTGATAATTGTAGTTTGACCTTGTGAATCTTTCAATGAAATACCAAGCTTCTCAAGAGCAACAGCTAATGTGTTAAATCCTCCAACTAAGTTAGCTATATTTTTGTTTGAGATGTCTGAATTATTAGCAATTTTATCTAAAGCACTATTACCTAAAGCATAGTTATTAACTATATTGTCTCCAACTTCTTTGGCTAAATCTGGAGCTGGAGAAGATTTTTCTGAAGGTTCTACAACTTGAGGTAATGGTTGTTTGACTGCTTCTTCCATTTTAACAGAAGTGTCTACAGGAACAATAGGCTTGGGTTGTGCTGCTGGTTGAGAGGCTTTCCATTGCTCAAACTCTTCCAACGTCATTTCTTTACCGTTAACTGTTACTTTTGCTCTTGCAGGCTTTGGAGCACTTTCTTGTTGTTGATTGGCTGTTTGTGGATCATCAGCAACAGCTCCCATGTCAATACCAAGAAGACTTGCTGCACGACTTCTAATACTAATGCCTAGGATTTTTTCTGGTAAAAGATTTAAGATTGCTCTTAGAATAGAATCTTTAATTCCTTTAAGGAAACTTCCAATAGATTTTAAAATGCCAGCTCCTCCTTGAGCAACTCCTCCTGTTTCTTTATCTCCAAGCAAAGCACCAATCATTTCAAAAGGTGGGAAAATATAAGCAAGTTGCTTTAAGCCTTTCAAATAATTTCCTTTTGAGAACTCTTCAGATGCTCTAATGGCTGGACCGATTACGGGAACTTCTCTAATTTTTTCTGCAATCCAAGCTCCAATTTTCTTCACTATATTGCCCATACCTTGAGCTACCGCTCCAGTTTCTTTATCTCCTAGCATTGCGCCAATTGTTTCAAAAAGAGGCACAATGTATACTAATTGCTTTAAGCCTTTAAGATAGTTTCCTTTTGAAAACTCTTCTGCAGCTTTGATTGCAGGTCCAATAATAGGAATGTCTCGCAGTTTTTCCTGCATCCATTTTCCTAGATTTTTAATCCAGTTGCCCATACCTTGAGCTACTGTGCCTGTTTCTTTATCTCCGAGCATCGCACCAATTGTTTCAAAAAGAGGCACAATATAAACAAGCTGTTTCAAACCGTTTAAGAAATTACCTTTAGAAAATTCTTTGAAACTTCTTATGAGCGGACCAATAATTGGCCATTGTTCCATTTTCTCTGCAAGCCACGAACCAAGGTTTTTAACCCAGTCCATAATCACAGCTCCTTTACCTTTAGACTTTTCTCCTATACCTCCAGCCTTATAATCTAAAAATGCATTTAAAGCATCCAAAGCGTACGAAATAAAAGTCCCTGGACCAGGGAACAAACTAGCAATGCCAGACAGAACGTCTATACCTCCACCAATAATGTCTCCCTTCATGAAACGGCTTACAGCAAAACCAATACTGATTAACGCACCTACAAACGGAGCTCCTTTAAGAAACCTAAGAGCTGTAGCAAGAAACTTAGGAACAAGACCTGTTAGTTTTGCTATACCGGTACCAACCATTCTGCCAAAAGCTCCTGAAGCTTGTTTACCAAACACAAGCTTTAAGCCTTTACCAAAAGTCTTAACAAGTTTCAATGGGAGCTTAACTAAGCTGTCAATCATCCCAGTAATAAGTCCGTTAACTACTTTTGTAAATTTGCCTGCACTTAATAATCCTCTACCTACAAGTTTCGCAAGACCTTTAAACGGACCTTCTGTTTGTAAACCGTAAAAAATTGCAAGAACTCCACCAAGAGTAGCAAGTGCAGCCAAAATGCCTTTTAGTAAGCCACCTCCTCCAGGAAGACCCATACCCATACTTCCTCCTGAAGTATCTTGTTTTTGTTTTGAGAGAGCCTCGACTCCTTTCTTGTTTAATATTGAAGGCATTACTTGTTCAAGCTCTCTTAGTCCCTGTTGAGTAAAACCAGCAAATAAAACAGGCTTGGGTTTATCTTGTTGTTCTAAAAATGTTTTTTGCTGTGAAGGCTCAACACCCTCTGCGCGCTCATCATCTTCAGCGTTGAGCTCGAGGACGCTTTTAGTTGTAGCTTCAAAATCCTTAGTAAGTTTTTGTAAAGGAGTTTTTAAGATATCAGGAAACTTTTCTTGTCTTGTAATACCAGATCTACTATCAAAAACATTACCAATTAAGCTTGCAATCTCTGTAAGCTTTTCTACCATCTTTGGAATGTTGCTTATAATAGTTTCTTCAATTACTTTGTTATTTGATACAGTTTGTTCTCCTGTTTTTTTATCATCAATCTTATTATCAGGCTGCTTGATTGGAGATTGTGTAATTGGCTTGCCAACAAACTTTTCTATCAAGCCTTTAGAAAGGCTATCAATAAGCTTAGTCATTAAAACATCAGGCTGAATCTTCAGCTGTGATGCAATTTGCTCAGCAACAGATTGTGTGAAATCTTCTACAGTTAAAGTTGCACCATTTGCCATCGTGCAAATTACTTATATCACTACCTCAGAGAAAAGAGAGATCCATCTATAGACACACTGTAGTCATCACTAACTCTCAAACAAGAATCAATAACACCTTTGTATTTTTCTACGTAGCCAATAGCTTGTTGGACTACTGAAGCTGGTAATGATTCAATAGTCTTCAAACGAGCCTTGAAGGTAAGAGTGCTCAGGTCTAAGGTTTTTTCTTGAATAGTTATCGTTTTGATTGTCTTTGCAATCTCATTAATAAATGCTTCTCCTAGAAGTTTGCGCAACTCGTTTGGAGTATCTACGTTAATATCTGCATTCTTATACAGTTCGTCGTTTAGTTGTGTTTCTGTAGGAACCAAGGGCAAACCATATGCAAGTGTGACTTCTCCTGAAGTTGTTTGCTGATTGCTGAAAAGAACTTTATTGGTTTCAATTGCTGCGGAAAGCTTTTCTTTAATTTCTGCAAGATTGATTGAAAGTGTTCTGTTCTCTTGGTTTACATTGTAAGTTGGAGATAGAGATTCAATTCTTGTTGTCAAACAAAACAGTAAACGATCAACAACATTAAAGTTTGTCAGAGAGGTTTCTCTATTTACAAACGACTCTTTCATAATACGAGAGAGTGTATTATTAAAAACTGATTGTGTAAGAGGAGAATCAACTACAGCTTTTACGAGTTCTTTTAACTGATTAGTGCTCAGTTGATAAAACTCATAGACGTTTCCATCTGTTAGCTTTAAAGAAAACGTTTCTTTTGTTACTAAAGAACTTAAAAGATCGTTGAATTCTTTGTTAGATAGCTCGCTCATATGTTTTATTTAGTTTTGGGATTTTAAAACTCAACCAAATTATTCATCTTCGTCTTGTAGATCTTCTGGTAAATTATCGTTACCGTGAGTTGGTTCATCAGCTTGTACTGTTCCTTTTTGCTGAGACAGTACTTCTTGAAGTTTTTTAGCAAAATAAACATACTCACCAGGAGTACAAGTTTGTAAAAAGTTGCCACTCATATGTCCATAGTATGACAAATAAAAAGTATTGTCATAAAAAGAGTCTATCGATTCATTGAACATAAGTTTTAAAAACCATATTACAGAATCAATAGATGGAATGAACATAAGGATTTGATCCGTAATTCCATATCTCAAAAGAAAGTTAACTTGTTTCAAGCTTGAAACAAACGTTTCAAAGTAACCAATAATACTTGCTGCAGTTTTAGCTGGTAGCTTTTCAAAGAAAGCTTTAGCACAATTGTTATCTATCATTGGAACATAAGTGTTATTTGTTTTAATAAACACCCCTTTAATAAAATAAAGATACTCATCTTCAACCTTTTCTTGTAGTCTCGTTAAAGAAGGAGGAGACAAAATAATATCAAATGAACTATGTTCAATCTTAAATTCTAAAAACGAGGAACAAAATTCAATTAGTTCCTCTACAATCCAATCCAATCTAAGTTCTAAAGAGGTTTGCTCTTTTTCTTGTTTAAGGTTAACAGTAGTCGAATCTCCCATTGATTGGATTCTCAATGCAATTAAAACAACCATTAATTGAATAACATCAAGCTCTTTAAAGTAGCTTTGAGGTTTGTCAGAGATACTGGCTAGTAGTTCTGCAATCGTTTCAACAAAGATGTCTTTGGATGGTTCATCTCCATAGATAATTTTTAATATCTGCTTGTAATGCAACAGATTAAGTTCTGTACAATGTACAGTATCTGCATGCAATTTGATAGGAAACCTCATTAGTTTAATTTAATTTAGAAAAAAATTAAATCCAGACACTAGGCTCGTTTAATGCTTCCTAGTACCGCTCCAGTTTTTTTAGCAAAGCCGCTTGTGTCAGAAGTTTTAGGAATAGATACGTTAGCTTGAGACGTTTGTTGTCTCGAAGCTTCGTCTGCTGTTTTTCTTTGAAACGCTCCTGTATTAGGTCGAGCTGAAGCTTGTTTTATTCTTTCTTGTAGTTTACTTCTTTGAACTAATAGATCTTGTGAGACTTGTTCTTCTTTTTTGTCAAATTGATTTTTAGCAGGAACTTTGCTTTCTTGAGCTTTTTGAACAATTGCATCCAATGTTTCGCTTGTACGTTTATTATTAGTTTTTGCTGTTGCAATTGCAGCTTTTGTTTTTTGATTAAAATTGTTTTCAAATGTTGACACAACATTGACTTTCGCTGTAGAACTTTTTAGAGCAGCAACTTGACTTGTTGGGTTTGAAGTAGTATGAAATTTTTCTGCACTATCTGTTTCAACGCTGTAGTAGTTATAAACAAACTGAGCTTCTCTCATCAAAGGATTCCCAGCTAAAGGAGCATAGTTGTATTCTTCGTTTGAAACAGAGACACAGCAAGCATCATAGAAAGTCATTTTCATTAAAACAATGGGAGCTTCATCCTGTCCACTATATGTACCGAGCTTGTAACAATAGATATTTGTTCTATAGTTCTTTTCTTCCCCTCGAGCTCTAGCAATCAAGCCAAACGTTCCTGTTGCAATAACCCAGGGTCTTAAAAAGTTATCTGCAAAACTAACATTTGTTTCCAAGAATGTCATACGCATTACAGGAAATTGGTTACGACCTTGACCGACATACGACCTCAAGAAAGCATTTGACATAATATTACCTTCTGGATTTACAACTAATCCCTCTCCAGGCAAATCAATTGCTTGACAATAAACACAACCTTTTGTTTCTTGAAAGGCTTCACTGGTTACAATTCCTGTTGCTCCATCAATCATCCACTCTTTCTTTTCGTATGCTAGAGCCTTGTTAATTGCAGGCAAAACGTTGCCACCTAAATCATCAAAAGCAACAACCCACTGAGCACCTTTAGGAAGAGCTCCTGCTGGTGTATTCAGTACATTGTCTAAAAAGTAAGGAATACGTTTTGTATAGATCTCAGCCATTTAAATTATGCTTGAGGCCGCTCAGTAGGTAAAGCAGACTCTCCGCCTCCTGGTTGAGCATTAGCTCCTTGGGATTGAGGAAGCTCATTTACATTTGCCTCAGGTTTAAGACCTTGAAGTGCAGTAGTTTCAATATACTCAATAACATCGTCAAAGATCGTTTCGAGCATGGAGTTGTTAAATTGTTTTTGTTCGTCTGGCTTTTCGAGGTTAACAACAGTAACACTAAATGATTCTGAATCAGTTTCTTGCTTGACTAAAAGCTTTATTGCAGGTAAACTTCTTTCTGCTGGATCTAAAACAATTTCTTTTACGTGTTTAGGTTGCTCCATAACTGCTCTAGTAGCATCTTCAATTTCTCTCTCACTTGAAATAAAATCGTTATCCTGAAGAACTTTCAAGAGTAACCCAACATTGTCCTGAAAGGTAGAATTAATGTATTCTCTCTCTGTTAATGTGTAAGAGATTTCTTCATAGATTTGATCAAATTTGCTCATATCTTTTACTTATGCAGAACACAAAGTTAACAAACGCCACAAAAAAACAACAATTGATTTGTCCAAAAAAACAATTCATCCTTTAGTCATGGTTTTAAGCAAGTCTACATTTGGACAAAAAAGCAAATGATGTTGCCTTGTCCTTGAAAGATTCAGATACTCATTACTGTTATGAACGTACTAACTAACTCCTCTAACAAGCAGTTCACCCGAGCTGCTGACGTCAGGATTCCTGATGTTTACAACCGCAGGTTTATGACCGGTAAAGAGGACCTTGATGCTATCTTTGGTGGCCAAGGTTTCTTGCCGGGAATGACTCTGACTTTAGCTGCTGCTCCTGGTACTGGCAAAACCTCGTTTCTTATCCAGATCCTTGAGCTGCTCGAGAAGTCTGGCAAGAAGACTGCCTATATCTCTGGTGAAGAGGGTATTGAGCAGCTTGCTTTTACTTCCAAGCGTTTGCAAGTTACTCATGTGCCTCTTGCTAACATGACCTCTATCGATCAGATCTGCAAGGAGATCGTCAAGCATAAGTTCGACTTCGTTGTCCTTGATTCGCTTCCTGCTTTGACGACCGACGAGCGTATGAACTCTCGTGAGCGTGAAGAGTATATTGCTAACAAGATTGTGCAGACTGCTAAGGAGCATGAGATTGTTATTGCTGTCATCTTGCACTTTACTAAGACTGGTACCTACAAGGGCTCGACCTTGCTTCCTCATAGTGTGGATTGTAACTGCATTATGACTCGGAACAAAGACGATGGTGGTCTTCGTGATATCGAGATTACCAAGAACCGTTTTGGCTTCTCTGGTTTCGTGAGCTTTGCGATGACCGATCGTGGCTTTGACTTCGAGGCTGTTGAGACTCAGGTCTCAGCTGAACACAACAAGCGTCGTGGTGGTTCCAAACGCGATACTGTTTTGGAAGCTCTGAAAGGTGCTCCTAAGACGGTTGCTGAGTTGCACACTAGTACTCAGGTCAATGCTGGCTATTTGCAAACGCTTCTCCGTGAGCTGGTCAATGAGGACAAAGTGATCAAGCAAGGACGTGGACCGAGTGCCACCTTCATGGCTAAGCTGTAATAAAATTAGTTCATAACACAGGGCCCCAACCGAGAGGTTGGGGTTTCCTGTTTAACTGTCCACAATAATGATATAATCTTTTTGTCGTATGAGCCAAGATGTATGCGAACTCGATAACTTTGTACCAACCGATAAAAAGAATTGCACGGTTATTGCTTTAGCTATAACAGCTGACATTCCCTATGACAAAGCACATCGGATTGCAAAGGATGCTGGGCGACAAGACAATAGAGGCTTTAGATCAGAGAAGCTTATAAAGTATTACAATACAAAGTTTGGACGTAATCAATTTCGAAAGGTCAAGCGAAAGCCAATTACGGTTCAGAAGTTTATTAAAACACATCCACAAGGACGCTACTATGTTAGACGTAAGGGGCATGCTTATGCTATTATTAATGGAATGGTGTTTGATAGACAGGACCCAAAACCACTAGAGCGCATTAAAGAAGCTTGGAAGTTTGTAGGCAATGAAAGAAAATGAGAGTTGAATGTCCTTATAAACAAACGATGATGTTACAAGATGAAAACTAAAAACGACTCGGTGTTTGCTCCAAACTATGTCCTTGTTTCGAGAAAGGACTACGACAGCGTGCTTGTTGCAAAGGATGAAACGTTCCTTCATCATTTGTTTGCAACATACGCAAGAAGCTGGTCTTTGGCTGGAGTGAAGTTTTATAATCTCAACTCCAAGGACTTTGTAAAGATTTTCAAACTGCTGGTGTAATATGTTAACAGAACTAACCAACGACGAGCAGCGTTATCTTGAAGGTTACGCAGCCGCTCTTCAAGATATTCAGTATGAGCTCACAGGAGACAACTGTTGTAGTAAAAGCTACGATCCAATGACTTGCAAGTCGGATATCATGCATTCGTATGCTTTCAATATGAAAGATGGAGGCAGACATCATTTTGTATCAGACTATAAGAGCGTCAAAGAGATTGAAGAAACACTTCTTAAGGAAGTAGCATGGGACATTCAATCCGACTTTGATCTCATTGCAACAGCAAAACTAAAAAGCTTATATGAAAGTTGATATAGACCTAATGTATGGATGTGTTATAGGAATGTTACTCATTCTAGTTGTAATACTATTCAAGGAAACTAAAACTCTTCAGACTCAAATTGATGAGCTAAAAATCATTGTGGATCAAAAATTTCTTCCTGCAATGATTCTTGAAGAACCAACAATCCGCAATTACGACTATTGACGTCCAGCTTATTTTGTAGTATATATTAGATATGGGACACGGAATTTTTCCAAACTACGGCAAGGCTTTACAGATGGAAATTCGTAAAGCTCTTTCAAAAAAAGAGTTCAAAGAGGTCTTTTATCCTGAAAAGAAAAAGAAGCTAACTACTCCTCAAAAAGTTCGTCGTGGAGGCGAAGATGACTAAAAGAATCGTACGCAAACTTAAAAAGTTTGTAGTCGAAATTTATAAGAGTGCAACGAATAGAGGCACAGTTGAAGTACAAGCATTCACCAAAAGAGAAGCAGAGATCAAAGGTAAAAAAAGACTAGAACATTTATCTTGGAATCAGTTCAACGAACCAAAGCACTAAAATGAGATCCTTTAAATTTAAGGTGTGGGACTTTGAGGCGAATCAGTTTTTGGATTCGGTACTCAACAAAGACCATGTTATTATTACTTTAAACGGCATCGTTTGCAATTTGCAAAACGGAACAGACTCTGCAACATCATTAACTCTGTTACAATATAGTGGCATTAATGATGCAGACGGACAAGAGCTGTACGAAGGAGATATTGTAACATTCAAAGAAAAGCATTTGTGTGTCGTTGAGTTTGCAAATGGTTGCTTCTTTCTAAGAGTTTTAAATGAAGACTCGACTCTTAAAATTGTATGGGCTCATATGTGGATTGGTAGTGAAAGCTATATTAAAAAACTTGGCAACATCTTTGAGAACTTAAACATTTTGCAAGAATATAACCAACAAAATGGATAAGTACTATCTAGCAAAAAACAAGCATTTGAATAAGACCGGGCATGCCCCTCTTGTGGGATCAGAAGTTTTGATCATGAGGGGAAAATATGAATACCGAAACCTCAACTACACAAATTGCTAATGCACTTCGCAATCTCGATTGTTGTGTTGACACTTTTATGTGTCACGTTGTATTTCTTGGGAAAGCTGTGCTACAACATTTGGGTTTTTATACATCTAAATAAAAAGCTCAAAGAGCATATTGATAATGTAACTCGGGACGTTCTCCTTATTCAAGAAGGGCGAGGCGATGAAACTGATTGCTCTGATGAAAGCTACAATAACTTTTTAGAACTAATGAGTAGCTATGAGCTACAACGTAAAAAAATCTTTGGTTGAGCTCCTTAAGAGTTATTAGATAATAAGTTTAAATGTCTGCTACAAAAGAAACAAGCGAATCGTTGCTATCTGAAGCTGAAAGAAAGCTTGAACAGCTTACACAAGCCATGGCTTTGCTTGACCGTATTGGAGGTGATGTTGATTGGGCTTTGGATTTTTCTGAGCATCAAAGCATTAACGAACAATTGTCTCCTGTGAGCTATGCAATTGGAGATGCTCACGAAGAAATAGAAAGTATGTATGAGCGTCTGTCAGAAGAAATTGAAGCGTATAAAACTAATAAAATATTTGCAGATAAAGAGTTTGATGCTCATTGCGAACTTCAATATTACCTCGAATAAAAATAAGTATATGTATGGACAAACAGTATGTCTGTGCAACGATTGATGGTGCTGTTTGGCATCTATCTTTAGATCAAATTTGTATATTAGAAAAGCTAGAAACAGCTTGCAATAAGATTTTAGTAAAGTTTGAGTATAACGGTAAAGAATGGAAAAGTTTTTTGTTCACTAAAGCAGACGGAAAAATTTCCTGCGTTAAAAATATAAACTTGTAGTGTCCAAGTAAATAGAGTACTCTATTAAACATGAAACAAATTCCTCTTACTCGAGCCTACATGCTTCTCCAAGATTGCTCTGCAGTTCAAGTTGATGACGGCTTGGTAGCTGTCCCATCCTTGATGGGAACAGACAATCCAGACGGAGAGTTTATGCATCTTGTTTGGTCTGACACAAATGGGATTTGTGAATCAAGTGATAGTGGTTATCTTTATGAATACTACTTCAATAAAGATGATAATGAAACAGTAACAATCAACGGAGCAACAATGACGTTGGTCTCTACAGAGGATGAGGAAATAACTTTAACGTTGCTAATGGATTGGAACGCTGAAGAGTGGATACGAAGCTTCACTGAATAATTTAAACTCTCCTGTAGCTCAACTGGTTAGAGCAGTCTGTTTATAACGGACAGGTTGTGAGTTCAAGCCTCACCAGGAGTATTTTTTATGGCAACTAGAGATAACATTATTACCGAGCAAGTAGGCAAGGAGATTGCTATTGCTTACGAGAAAAGTCATAACAGAGAGCACATTCCCTTTTCAAAAGGAGAAAAGCACTTCGGCTACGATATTAGAACGTTTTGCTCAAAGCAAAATAGCTATCGATACATTGAGCTTAAAACCTCACGCAAGGAGCACATGATCAATCGTTGGCTTGAAGAGCACGAACAAAAATGTTTGCAAGAGATTCCAGGTTATTATATCTACTATATACTGAACATTGATGTAGAAAACAAAACCGGAAAGGTTATTGAGTTTTCTGCTGCTGAGTGGCAAAAGCATTACAAGAAGGTTGAAAGAAAATACTGGTATACTTTTCCAAAAAATACTGGACTAAATAGAGCTGTTGAGATTAAGTTAACATAAACGGGCAGTCGCCTAGTGGCCATGGCACCTGCTTTGGGAGCAGGAATGACCGGAGGTTCGAGTCCTCTCTGCCCGACCAAATTTTATGACACTAGCAAACTCAAATAAAGAAAAGGAAAAGGAGTTCATTCCGTACTCAACATGGTCTCATAATGTGACAGAACGAATCAGAGGGCTTGTAGATGAATGTCTTGATCGATTTAAACAAGATAAAAAAACTTGTACTGAAATGCTCAAGCTTTTATCAAAGCTTCAAGTGCTAGTCGAAAAAAAGTACAAAGATGAATAGAGATATTAAATTTCGTTTCTGGTGTCCAGCAGGAAAGTCTTTTGTAGATGATTACAAATACAGTGGTTTAGTTGATGAACTCTTTGACACGAACGAATACGATATACTTTTGCCACAACAATATACAGGACTAAAAGATAAAAACGAGAAAGAGATCTACGAAGGAGATATAGTTAGGTTTGGTCATGCGTATGATATGATGTTTTTAGGTCAAGTAGTTTGGAATAAAGAGAAGGCAGGGTTTGTAATTAATACACCTTTAAAAAAGGAAGAACATTTGCACAACTACTCCAAAGAAAACTTAGAGGTTGTTGGAACAATAGTTGAAAGTTCAGAGTTGTTAAATTCTTAAGATGTAGGATAGTTCTATTATGAATGCAAAGCATCAATTCAAATATACCTATAACGACACAGAGTTAGAAGAATTCTCCCCTGTCGATGTAACCTTTGACATGCCCGGAGATGTCACCATTACGCAAATGCTCTGGAACTTTGAGTGTTATCTAAAAGCTTGTGGCTTTGTCTTTGATGGTCATTTAGAAGTTGTACCAGAATTTGGCTACGATTTAAAAGATCTAGAAGATCAAATTAATGAAGAGCCTCCTTATTGCTGTATGGGGGATACTGATGAGAATGAGTGCTGCAATGAATGGACTAAAGCGGATAAGAATCTCAAAGAATGGAATGAGGGAATTGCTAGACTTGATAACGAGCAAAAAAAGAAAGCTAATGAAGATGCTCGTAAAATGTCTGATCTCCATTACGAAGCTACAAAAGAAGTGGTTAAGAATAAATGGGTTCATGGTATGTGCAATCCTCCTTCACCTGATTGGAAAGCAACTAACAGCGATCACTATGATGGTGCTGCTTCAGCTAACCCAAAAGAAT